GACATTGAGTTGGTAGAAGAAGACTATGAATCACCAGTAGAAGCACAAACTATCTATCCTTATGGGAGGTATTAATCATGTTAGAATTTAATAAAGGTGAAAGACTTGTAGTCACTGAAGACTTTGAATATGACGGTACATCTTTCGTAACAGGTATGACAGGCACTGTCATTAAGTTTCATTCTGATAGAGGTGTATGGGGTGTAGTATCTATTGAATGGGATCATGAAGACAAACAGAACTTTCATACATGTGGGGGTCTTTGTCCTAGTAGTCGAGGATATAACCTAGACGTATACGAAGCTAAGTTAGGTCCTATTACTGCTGATGTTAAGGCTAACCCTTTACCTGATGATCCTAGGTTACGTGGTATTGCCATCAAGATTAAACAGATGGAGACTAGATTCAAGATACGTCAGTTAGCTAAACTAAAACAAAAGGAGCAAGCAGATGAAATTTCTCAAAGTATTTCCGTACAAGATGGGCTCAGTATCAGCCAAATCACTAGCGCAATCTCTCGGATGTCGACGAGTTCGTTCTAGTTACGAAGCCAAGCGTAGGGATATCATTATTAACTGGGGCAACTCTCGTCTATCTGAGAGTATGCCTTATGTAGAGACTGATCTCAATAAGCACAGTGCTATTGCTATTGCATGTAACAAGCTTAAGACCTTTGATCTACTCTATGAGAATGAGTATCCCTATCTACCCAACTATTGTACCAGTAGATATGATGCATCTAACATGCTCTACATAGCTACAGAAGGGGGCGAACGATTAGGCAAGGAGTCTATCTATTGTAGAACTTCCTTGACAAGTCACAGCGGAGGTGGTATAGTAATAGCTAAGAACATCATTGATCTAGTCGAAGCACCTTTGTATACTCTTGGTACTAAACATAAGTATGAGTATCGTGTTCATGTATTCAGAGAGTCGGTCATAGATGTGCAGCAAAAGAAACGTAGACTTAATTGGACTGGTGGTGACACAGGTATTCGTAATCACTCTAACGGTTATATCTATGCTCGTGCTGATATTAACTATCCAGTAGAGATAGAGCAAGCTGCTATCAAGGCTGTTAAGATTCTAGGTCTAGACTTCGGTGCAGTAGACATTGGTTATCGTGAACGTGACAACAAAGTATTCTTGTTCGAGGTCAATACTGCACCAGGTCTTGTTGGCACTACGTTAGAGAAATATGCACAAGCTTTCAAAGATTATTTAAATTAAAGTCTATGGGGGAAAGTAACATCAGTAGCTGGGATGAGCTATGCAAGATGTTATGAGTACCCCACCCATTTACTAAAGGAGAAAAATAATGGATGATGCTAATGCCTAAACAACATAAATGGCACAAAGAGATTAAAGCGTGGGCTGATGGTGCAGAGATTGAATTTAATAATTTTCATAATAAAGATTTATGGATGTTAGATACAAATCCTGATTGGTATGCTACTCATGGAGAGTTTCGCATTAAACCACAACCTAAAGAGCCACAGTATTTATATGTGTATAAAATAAATAAAGAAATTAAATTTTGTGAGCCTCATGGAATTATAGAAGTTCCTAGTGGAAAACAAAACATTATAAAATTAGGCAAAATTGAATTGGAGGATTTATAAATGAATGATGCATTAGAAATACTAGATGAATTAGATACAATTTTAGCTATGAATAAACTAAGTAATGAAGAGCTAATAGCTATTATCTTTCAATATGTAGAACAAAAACGAAGTGAATTTCAACCTTCTTGTGGGGAGTGCGGAGCATGAGATGTCAAGCGTGTGATTGTGAATTAAGTGACTACGAAGCTACTCGTAAAGATCATCATGGGGTCTACCTAGATCTTTGTAGTGACTGTTACTTTACTGTGAGGGACGAAGTTCCGAGCACTAGTCGTAAGGATTTAGAGACTGTTGTTTCCATTGAATCAGAGGAGATACCAGAAGTTAATGGAATTTAGGAGAAGTTATGGCACAATTCATTAGACATCTGCCTTGTCCAAAGTGTGGTAGTAAGGACAATTTAGCTGAGTATGATGATCACTTCTTTTGCTTTGGGTGTAAGTATACTAAGCACAAAGATGACATAAAGTCAATACGTGAGAGAGTAAATAGTAGAGATAGTATCCCTATTACTAATCCGTCTAACTCTCCAACTCTTACTTATGATTTACCTAAAGAACCTAAACAATGGCTACTTAAATATGGCATTACTAACGATGAGATTACTGACTCAAAGATGGGGTGGGACGTGAAGAATCAACTACTAGTTTTACTTAATATGCCTACCTATTGGCAGGGTCGTAGCTTCATGAAAGGTAGACCTAAGTATTCCTCTTACGGTAGAAAGCCCTTGACTTATTATGGTATGAGTGATACTATAGTGTGTGTAGAGGATGTGTTATCGGCAATCAAGATAGCTAGACTCTCACCATCTTATTGTGCTACACCTTTGCTAGGTTGTAGTATGACACGAGACACTATACAAACGCTCTCCAAACGATTTAAAATGGTTGTCCTATGGCTAGATAGGGATAAAGCTAAAGAAGCCATGAGAATCTCTAGGGAATTTAAACAACGTGGAATACCTACTAGGATAGTTATCTCTCCTGAGGATCCCAAAGAATATACAAAGGAGGAACTAACTGAATGGTTGAACTTCAAATCATAAATCTTTTCATGAAGGATAAAAAAGACTTTACAAAGTATTACAAGTATGTTAATATAACCTATATAAAGAACAATTATGTTAACATCTATAAAGTCTTTAACGTAATCTCTATCTATTACTCTAAGTACTCTACTAAAGAACACTGTAGCGTAGAAGACTTAGAACTATGTTATCTAAGTAATTATCTTTTACAAGACTCTGAGCGTAAGGAACTTAGAGAATTACTAGAATCTATCTATAGTCTAGAGGTAAATGTAGAGGGAGTGATTACTCTTCTGGAAGAACATCGTCGACGTTCTCTCGCTGGAGACATCGCTAAGATGGCTCTAGATGTAGAGGATGGTAGGACTCCAGTAGAAGATCTACTCGCTCTGTTCTCTAATCTAGAGTTACAAGAGGTAGAAGACAATACTCCTGTCACTGTCAACATGAATCTAGCAGATCTGTATACATCCCAAGTAGCGACACCTGGGCTGCGTTGGAGACTTAAGTTCTTGAATGAATCTTTCGGTTCTCTACGCAAGGGTGACTTCGGTTTTATATTTGCTAGACCTGAGACAGGTAAGACTACGTTCCTTGCTAGTGAAATCTCTCACATGGTAGAACAAACAGATGGTAACATCTTGTGGTTCAACAACGAGGAGCAAGGCAACAAGGTTGGTATTCGTTGCTTCCAAGCTGTACTAGGTATGACTACGGATCACTTATGGGGCGACCTAGAGCGCAATCAGAAGGTGTATGACATGAAGACTAAGGATCAGATAAAGATCTACGACTTCGAGGATTCATCTTCTATCCAACGCATAGAACAGATTCTTAAGACTGCTAACCCAGCACTTATCATCTTTGATCAGATCGATAAACTTAAAGGTTTCAAAGCAGAACGTAAGGATCTAGAACTCAAGGCTATCTATCAATGGGCTCGTGAGATCTCTAAGAACTATGCACCAGTCATCGCTGTATCTCAAGCTTCAGGTGAAGCAGAGGGTAAGACTTGGTTAACGATGGACATGGTTGACGGCAGCAAGACTGCGAAGCAAGGCGAAGCTGACTGGATCTTAGGCATTGGTAAAGAGTCAGATAACACTAGTCGATTCAGATACTTTAACATCTGTAAAAACAAACTGTTAGGTGACAAGGATACTCTACCAGAGAAACGACACGGTAGTGCTAAGGTATTGATTAGAGCAGAGGTAGCTAGGTATGAGGATCTCTAATGATACTAAATGATTTACCATATGAGCATGAGTTACGGAATAAACCTCTGATAGAGATAGGTGCTAAGTATCAAATCAGAGATAGCAAAGTATTAGCATCCGTAACTCCACCATACGGTATCGCTAAGAAAACTTACAATCAACTTGGAGATGTGTGGACAACATGGGACATATGGCATGCAACTATTTATTGAATACATTCAGTGTTACTACCAAGCTTTTGGTTTAGGTATCGTAACAACATTACTTATACAACATTACTTATTAAAGGATTACGATGAAAGAGTTAGTACTAGACGTAGAAACAACAATCTCTAACAAAGGTAATCCTTTTGATCAGACTAACAAGCTATGCTATGTAGGCATCGGAGATAAACTATTCGATATAGAATACTCTCATGATCCCTATGTACCTAAGCTTCAAGAGATCCAACAAAAGATTAACGAGTGTGATATACTTATAGGGTTCAACATTAAGTTTGACTTACATTGGATAAACAGATATGGAATTTCTTTTGGCTCTAAACGTATTTGGGATTGTCAACTTGTACACTTTATACTTACTGGACAAGAGGCAAGCTACCCATCTCTCAATGGTGTCGCTGCTCATTATGGTCTGGGTACTAAGCTTGATGTGGTTAGTACTGAGTATTGGAAGAATGGAATAGATACACCAGACATACCTAAATCTATTCTAGAGGAGTATCTACAGGGTGACTTAGATCTAACGTACCAAGTATATCTAAAACAGTTAGAGGAAGTTAAAGCAGGTGGTCTAGCACTACAGCGACTAATCAGTCTACACAATCAAGATCTCCTAGTATTACAAGAGATGGAATACAATGGTTTATTATATAACGCAACAAAGAGTGAGGAATTAGCAAATGAATTGGATGCACAAATCGTCGAGTTGGATAACGAGTTGTATCAGTACCATAACTGTGATCGTTTTAATCCCAATAGTGGTGAGCATCTCAGTTCTCTACTTTATGGGGGAAGCATCAAGCTTTCTCGCAAGGTCCCTGCTGGAGTATACAAGACAGGTGCTCGTAAAGGTGAGACAAAAGAAAAGTGGGAAGACTATGTAGTTGAGTTACCTAGACTCTTTACTCCACCTAGAGGTTCAGAGTTAGCTAAAGAAGGTTACTTCTCTACTGATGAGGCTACACTCAAGTCTCTCAAGAGTAGGAACCAACACTCTCTCAAAGCTATTCAAACTCTCTTAAAGAGATCAGAGTTAGAGAAGAGAGTATCAACGTACTACAGAGGATTACTCAAGCTATCAGCTGAACTTAACTGGAAGGAGAACAAGATACATGGACAACTTAATCAATGCGTTGCGAGGACAGGTCGACTGTCGAGCAGTAAACCAAACTTGCAGAACTTCGATGGAGGAATCAAAGGTTTATTCTACTCTCGATTTACTTGATGCATACGAGAAAGATATTTATATCGAACGACAATGGGAGGATCTCTACTAGATGTTACTACAAGCAGATGCTAAACAATTAGAGTGGGTAGGAGCCACATACTTAAGTCAAGATCAAGTAGCTATCGATGAGATTCTTTTAGGAGTAGACCAGCATGCAGACAACCAACAGCGATTTGGACTACCAAGTCGACTTATTGCTAAAACGTTCGTGTTTCGACTCATCTACGGAGGATCAGCGTACTCTTATGCGAATGATCTTAACTTCTCAAGTATTGGAGATGAAACGTTCTGGCAAGGAGTCATTGACCAGTTCTACGAAAAGTACGCAGGACTAAAAGTATGGCATGATCAACTACTAGAACGTGCTATGCGTGATGGTCGTATCGATATGCCTACTGGTAGGTTCTATAAGTTTGAGCCTGAGGTTAAGTATGGTAAGGTTAAGTTCCCTCGTACTAAGATACTTAATTATCCAGTACAGGGTCTAGGTGCAGATCTCATGGCTCTAGCTCGAGTATCACTACGCAACAGATTGAAAGGTAAAGAAGGAGTCTTAATGGTAAACACAGTACACGACTCAATAATACTTGACTTTGATCCCAAAGTATGGGATAATATTAGTCTAGTGCAGTTAGTTAATAACTGTTTCAACGATGTACCAGCTAACTTTAAAAAGATATTTGGTACAGAGTTTAACCTACCTATGAGGGTTCAGTGTGAAGTAGGACCTGATTGGGGCAACATGGAGGAAGTAAATGCTTAGAATTAAAATTGTGGATGTAGGTACCCCCACAGCCCATCAAGCAGCTAATGGCTTAGAGTATCAAGCTATAGAAGTTATCTTTAGAGATACTGAGGACCAAGTTAAATCCTGGAGACTATTCTCTTGGAAAAACAAACATGTGTACAAAGCTGCGAGTGGTTGGACTAAGGGTACCGAAGTAGATGTAGAGGTTCAAGAAGATAAAAGAGGTTACGAACAATGGGTCAATACCACGGAAGTTAATAATACTTCTTCAGGAGATGACGATGTTCCCTTCTAGTAAGACTTGGATCACAGTGTTAGAAGTAGTAACTTGTATTCACATTATTGTAAACGTATATAGACATTGGAGTATTTAAAGATGGCAATTAAAATCAAAGCAAAACTATTCTGGGCTCAACTAAACGAGACTAACGAGATGTCAGGTAAGTATCAAGTAGACTTAGCACAGTTAAGTCCAGAGGCTGTTAAAGAATTATCAACATTAGGTATCAAGGTAAACAAACGAGATGATGACCAATACGACCGAGGACACTACATTACCTGTAAGTCTACCCTTCCTATCAAAGCTACTGATAGTAATGGCGTACCTGTCGCTACTGATGTTCGTATCGGTAATGGTAGTGATGCAGTTGCCGTTGTAGCTAGTTATGATTGGGAATTCAAGGGTAAGAAAGGTACTTCTCCTACTCTTAATACCTTAGTAATTAATAATCTAATTGAGTATGAGTCTTCTGATTCTATCCCTGAAGGAGTAGCTGTATAATGATTGCCCTTATAGATATGGATCTTGTTTGCTTTCGTAGTGCAGCCAGTGCTGAAGATGAACCAGTGGGCAT